AAAGGTCTCAAAGACCCCACCCGCCTCATCTGCAGAGGTAGACGGATTTTTAATCCACGTGGAAAAGCGCAGCGCATCATCTCTTTTTTCTTTGCTCGGGTAAATGTACCTAAGAAAGTTGAAGCGATGTGTGCCATGCTTACCTATATATACCGGCGAAGCCGACACGTTATAGGTCCCGAACAGGCGACGAATGTCACCATAGTCGAGAATACCACTATCTTCTGGGAAGTCGGGCGGAACAACCTTGACAGGTATCCCGTGCTGGTCCAAAAGGCCAAGCAGATAGAACAATGCGGATTTCTCGTACAAATAATCACGTTCCCCAAAGTATGTTATATACTTTGGTACGAGTTTATTTATACAAGTATAAACCCACGGTTCCAAGCTGCTAAGCCTAGTTGACACAGCCCCTTTCACATGAAAGGGCCGAACGTCGTATCCTTGGAGGTAGTCACCCCCGCAGGATTCTCTAAAACCCTCATCTTCACTGCTATAAAAGGATTTCTCCTTATTTACAATGAAGCCAACACTTTCACAAACCTCAATGAATCGAGGAGCGTTAACCGTTGGAAGTATGCAATCATCTCCGAACACCGATACTTTCTTAAAATCTGCCCACGAAGGGTAGAGAGAATTAGTACCGGATGATTCGAGGAGGACGGCATGCGCTAGGGAATAAAAGACGATAGTTTCAAGCGGAAAAGTAACCGCATTGCCCATTGTACTAATAATGTCAAGATCCACAACATCGCCTTGAATGGCAATAGTTGGTGACCGGCACATATCAATAGCTCCGAACCAATCAGGCGGCAAAAGCCACTTCATGAAATCGTAGCTTACACAATCCGACGCAGAGGAAAAATCAATTGTCGCATTTAACGACGTAATGCTTGATTCTCTTGCGAGTTGTTTGTGTAATTCGGGTAAAACTTCGACATCCAAACCGATGATTTTCATACGATCGTACATCATCGCCATCAAACCTTGCTGAAAAAACATATTCAGTGTCGGCTCTATAGCGATCATCCGATCAATAGAGTCATCTTTTGGGACAGTAGTAGCCTTAGATCCTTCTACAACATTATACATTTCCCGTTTGGGGGATGCCGGCAGACAATTGAAATCGTCAATGGCAGACTTTAACCGTGGGTCAAAATCTAAGTACATGTTCCAAAAGGGTATAACCCGTTCCGTACAAGAGAGTGGATAAGTAAACTTCGCTTCTAGCGAAGTGTCCTTAAATGACACGCCTATGGAAGAACCTTTTGAGTTCCGACAAGCGTTAAACCATTCTTCTGTTTGGAAAGGAGTGAGAAGCTGTCTTGCGACAGCCCGGGCTCTTAGCAGGACGCTTCGAGAACGGCACATAGTTGATAAGACACGGTCAGTGCAGCTTGGTAATTCAAGTCTATTAATAGACTTAAAGCTGTGCATATGAGCGTGAACAGTACGAAATTTTTCGTACGTTTTTTCTTGTCTTTCATGGTCTACTCCTAATCCAGGATCAGCGTATTTCTTCAAACTCGCTAATTTCTGGACCTTTTGAAAATGCTCAAGAGCATTTAGGTGGGTTATATGATAGTCATTCTTATACACTGTGTGAGGGTGACTATCGAGATCTAATGCAATCGCTTTCTGCAGCTCAGTTGATGCTGGCAGAAAGTCAAAGAGCCGGGCAGTGCCCGTCTTACGTTTCTTCATTGGAATTCTCCTAATTGTGAAGTTTCTTTCCTACATTTGTGGGTAAAACATAACGTCCTCAAGACCAGTGGAAAGGCCCTGAGAACATCATACGTTACACGACGGCTTGGTTATTCCAGAATTCGGTAAAGTCCGAATCTGACAACACCTGAACAGCGAGATCACGCAAAGTGAGTTTCTCTGTTTCCGAAGTTTCCACATCAGTAGCAACCTCAATACGAACTGTATTGACAGTGATCGAACCATTGGTAAGTACCTTTGGGACTTTCAAAGTAATAGCACTACGCGACTGCGTATAGCCATTCGGTTTATCCGGATTAGCTGAAGCTAGAACTGCTTTGCAGATTATTTCACGACGTGTACGGATATCCGAATCGTCAGTGGCATAAAGTACATTGCCGTTTTCGCGAGGGCCTAAGGTAGCAAAATCTAAAGAGCTACCGCCGGTAAAAGATAGTGTTGCACCCGAAAGGATGCTTGCGTTATTTAAAGACATAATTGTCTCCGTTGTTAAACTGCTATTTACGTCCCTGTTTCAGATTTACATGAGTCAAGGCCGTAATGTCAGCTATTTTTGTGAAACTGTCTACTAACTTAACCCAAGTGGGCGTCGGTATAGCATCAGTTATAGAGGGTGTCCACGGTTTGCGAGTGTACTTAAATGATTCGACTTTATGAGCCGAACCACTTACAGTGCGCGTCCTTAAGCTAGTTAATAGCTGTTCAGGATACACACCGTCGCAAGAGTACTGGTAGCTAGTTGTTACGCTACTCCGGCACCATGCCGTGTGGATATGCACATCTGGGTCCCACAGGTTCGTGATTGCACGAAGAGCCTGGGAAATATTAAGAACGCGGTCAACCATAAACGAGTAAGGCACAATAGCCCACATCGTTACTGGAATGTCCTTGTTCCTAAGTCCGTATTTGAAGCGAAATCCTTCCAAAGGGTTCGTGACAGAATATAAAATTCCAGCGCTCACCACTTCTTCGTGATCAACCACGGCCTTTGCAACAAACCCAATAGATGGGCTGTTAAAAGGCGCGGTCGAGCTATCGCCCGACTTGTGGACTTCAAAACCCCTTGCTATTTCACGTTTCGACCGAGAGCCAAGTTTTTCATTGGATGCCTCGATAAGGTCAGAAATCGACCGAATCAAAGGCGATACCGCAAAGCGGTACTCAAGGTAAAGCTGTGACGTTTCACGTGCAACGACTGCAGCTGATTTCCTGCGGGAGCGTCTCTTTAAGTTCTTAAGTGCCTTGGAAAAGGCAGTATTAAGATTCTTGAGGTCGCGTCCGCGAGAAAACAGATGCCTAGTGGTGGTTCTAATCTCCGCTAGGTCCTCGGCAAAACTGTAGGGCGTACTATCGATATTTGATAGGGCCTTTAGCTTTGCCATGGCAGTAAGGTCTAAGCTTGTGGAAACACTTAGGTCGAACACAGGCTTGTGGTCTCTAGTAAGATAGGGATATATTGGTCCGGTGAAGTTGGTTTCCCAATCTTCTATCTCCGGATCGTTATACGCCCTATGATACGTAAAGGTGCCAGCAGGCATGGATTCGTTATCATTTGTAATAGTAGCAGGGTTATTAATAATCTCCCCACGCTTCATACGTGAATGGAACCGAGGTGTAACAACATCCGAAATAGTTTTTACTCTATTAGGCATAGTTGTTTCCCATGCGGTACCCGACGACGACCCAGTCCAAGTGACTTCGGCCGTAGTAGTTTCATCGCGATCTTCGCGATATCTATTCATAATAAACCTTTAAAGTTGCGCGCACAAAGAGAAATATTTCAATGTGTGACGTGGCGGAATAAGATCCGATCAATGGTATTTAGCCAACGATCATAA